TGCAAGGTTCGCAGACAGCCAGTATCCCTGACTGTTCTCTCACGAGCCTCGTTGATGTAATCTGTTAGTTCAGACTCAGACCAGAAAACGCCATTGGCATCGTGCAACAGCCGCTGAACTTGCGTAAGATAAGTCGAGAGGGTTGCCATTTAGCGTCCATAATTAGGCGGCTTTGGAATTGACCTTTCCCCCTGCGGATTTTTCAATCCGCAAGGGTATTACGCCAACCGCCGAGGGTAACGAGCGGTTCTGTTCGGGAGGTTGCTCAGAAATCTTAAACTTTGCAAGCCTCTCTAGTCCTTCTTCAAGTTCACTGTGAAGACGTATGAAGCCCAAATAGGACAAATACTTCTCTTTATTGGGGTCCATGTAACCAAAGATGTGTCTTACAGCTCCTAAAGGAACCTGTACGGTCTTACCTTTAGGAAACTTGTAATCTACAAAAGCGAAAGAGGCTTCTAAGTCTTTATCGCTCTCGTTGGTTACCCAGACCTCACTCATAGCGTTGCAACGTCACCGTAAACCGTGATTTCAACCGAGTTGTTAGCTGCGGCTGCTGTACCCACGTACACATACAAGGAATTTGAGTAAACATTAGTTGCTGCTGCGGTTGACAGTGGCAAATCTTGAAACTTTGTACTTCCTGTAATGGTCGTAAGCGCAGTTGCGTTGGTCACTGCGTTGGATGTGTTGCCATCTGCGCTGCTCAGAATGGTCACATTCGCAAGAGCAACACTTCCAGTAGCTTGACAAACGGTTACACGGCGAACAATGAATGACGTATTGTTACTTTGTGCAAGCGTTGCAACGGCGTTACCAGTTGCTCCTAAAAAAATAGGAGCTTTAGGAGCGCAGACAGCAAAACTGCCAAAGTTGTCAGGGTACAAAGCCCCTACATGATTCGCATTCATGCCGTACCCCTATTATGAGTTGTAAGTACCGCTGGCGGCTTGACCACCATTGGATGCATACAAGGTAATAGTAGGAGTACCAGCCAACACGTTGGCACGGTAGTTGGTTCCATCACTCCAAATCAAGCCGCTAGTGTTGTTGGCAAGAGCCACAACCCATGTGGGGCTGGAAATGTTGTTGCTGGTGTTCATCTCAATAGACACGTTAGCGGTTGCTAACACTTGATAGAAGCCAGCAGGAATGGTGGCGGTGGCATTGCCGAGCGACTGAGGCTGGAGAAAAGCACCAGCAGTGTTCGTTGCGGCATTTGCCAGTAGGATTTTATTTGCGCTTAAAGACATGGTGTGTACTCCTTACAGTGAGAGGAAGTTGTAACCTGTCACCCTGGTCATGGCTTTAGGTTTGACGTTGATTAATTCAGCAATCATCAAAACTGCGCCAACATAACCAATCTGCCAGTTGGGAAGTGTGGATTCAAAGCCTGTGAACACAAACGAGCCTTGCTCGTGGATGTACAGAGACAGGTAGTTGGTGTTGATGAAGTACATAGTACCTTCTGGGCAGTATGGGTCTGGGTAGATAGGTACGCCAGCAACCATCAATGCACGGAAAGCAGCTTGAGGACCGTTAGGGTCACCGTCAAAGCCAGAGCCAGGGGTGACAACATACTGCTCTTGGCCCACAAAGTCTTGAGCCAACAGGGTCCAAGTACCAAAACCGCACACACCGAAAGAAGGCATTTCAGCGCCGTTCTTCACTGTGCCAGAGATGTACTGCAATACGTTCTGGCGTGTGGGGTTCACAGAGCCAGCAGCGTATTGTTTGGACTGCCACCAAGTGTAGGCAGCACGGTCAATGTTGCCGTAAGTTCCAGAAGAGGAAATCGCAGCAGGCAGACCGATAAACTGTTGAGTGTTGGTGGTGTTGTTGTACAAGGCTGTAGCCATTGCGTCCATCATCACGTTGGTCGCATCGTTCATGCGAGCTTCGATCAGAGGAATAATCGCTGCGTCTTGCTGTACTGCACCCTCCATGCCCAGGAAAGGCACAGGAGAAATCATCAATTTCAGGTCGTATTCAGCGTTGTATGCACCTTGCTGGACTGAAGGCTGGGCAAAAGAGCCAGAGTAGTCAGACCACTGTGCGTTCACAAACTGAGCGCCCTGCACGGGTACGGTTACAGAAGAGACACCACCTGAAGCCTGCTGACTGTTAGCAATCAGAGCAGCCATCAAAGGTGTCGAGTTATAAAGCTGGACAACCAGCTTGGGAATAAAAGCCCTACGAGTAACGTAGGTCAACTCTGTAAATTGAGATGACCCTGTTGCTGGTAGGATGCCGCCGCCAATAGCCATAAGGCCTCCTATTTACAGATTAAAAAAACAATACCCTCTTACAACCCAATAGGCCTGCTAGGTTTCCGCAGGTCATTGAGAGCCTTTGCCGCTTCATTACGAGCTGCTGCTGCGGGATTCTTCCAGTAACTTCCTAAGTCAAATTGTTTGACAGCAGAAGGGTTGTAACCAGAAGAAGTCGGCACAGCGGCTTGCTTCATCCAAGCGTGATATTCCGCTGCTGTCTCGTGATTGTTAATGCCACGTTCCAGCATGATTTTTTCCACTTCAGGAATCTCGTCTTCAGAAGAAATCTTGCCCTTCTTCAAAAGGTTTTGCCTACGCTTGTTGAGTTCTTCAATAGCGTCCCGCTCCCGTAGCTTGGCTTCTAGTTGTTGCACACGCTCTTCAGACCTGCTGACAGCTTTGTGTGTGTAGTCTTCCATATCCAGCTCTGGAATAGGCAGGTCAGGCTTGACCCTTTTGGTCATCCGCAAAAATTCTTTGCGAGTGTTTGGATTTTCAGCAAGTGTTTGAGCCAGCGCAGCTAACTCGTCACGAGCTTCTAAGGACAGATTTTCTAAAGACATGATTACCCTCTAGTCTTGATTAAATAACTTTTTTGCCGTCACCAGGCTTCTGGACAGCCATGCCAGTTTTGCCAACCTTGTTAGGGGCTGACAAACCGCCAAGCTGAGAAAAGCGAGGTGTGTTGGTTACAACACCGTGCTGCTGATTGTTATCAGTAGGACGGCGAGGGGCTGCTGCGCCACGGGGTTTGAACAAATCCATGATGTTTCCTTACATTGGGGATGGTGAAGGTGCGCCACCTTGCGGAGGCATACCAGGAATCGGCGCTTGTGCCATCGCTCTTCCTTCAGGCGTTGCGCCACCTGCCTGTGGAAGCGTCTGTAGCAACTGAAGTATCTCAGATTGCTGCAATTCGTTGGTTTTGTTCTTTCTTGGACCCATCAAACCTGTGAGCTGACGAATAGCAGCCAGTGCTTTTTGTCCTTCTACAGATTCAGAGCCAAGAGCAGGCAGGGATTGCTCTAGCAAATCCATTGCCATGCCAATGTTAATCATGGCAGCTTCTTTTGTACCCATTTTGGGTTCGGGAGTGGACATGGGAGAAGCCATCGGAGGAGCTTCTGCCTCTGACATACCGCCTGTGTCTGCCATGCCAGGCATATTGATAGAAGATGGTTCGCCGCCACCCGCACTGCGGGAGCCTCTCATCAATTCCATCAACTTATCGGCAGGTACACTCATAACCACTCCTTTTGGGCGTTTGTAAACACTTACAAACATCTTGTCAATAGGTGGGGTGAGTTTGTGTCAGCACCCCATGACAAACCCTTACGGATTACTTGCGGCTTTTACGGCCTTTGCGAGCTTTACGCATGGTCTTCTCCAGGTTAGAGGCGGCGACCTTTTGGTGAGGGGAAGGAAGCCACACCCCTTTTCCCTGTCGGGGGAAACCTATTAACGGCGAGTCTTACGACTGCGCTTCATCTTGCGTCCGTACATAGCAGCTCCTTAGTGGGTTTAACGGCGGTTGTAGTCACGTTGACTACGCCCAGAAGTGTTTTTAATCCCTGTCTGACGGTAAGTCAAGCTGGGCATTTGTTCACCACGCTTTAGTGAGCTAGTGGTTACTTTTGGTTGGTCTGCACGGGGCTGCACTTGCTGATTTGCCATCACTCTTCTCCTTCAGGTTCAGATTTCTGCTGTTGTTGCTGGGCTTGCAACTGCTGTTGTTGCTGTTGCTTCTCTTCCATCTTCTTCAGACGGTCTTTCAGCAACTGCTTCATAGGTGGGTCCAGCATATCCAACAAAGATTCCTTGTCAATGACACCTGCCTTGAACAAATTAAAAGCAAGTGTACGCTGGTCTTCTGTAAAGATGGGTGAATTGGAGTGAGCGTCCACTTTCACCACAAAATCACTTGTAAATTGTTCAGCAATGAACGGCAAACCGTTGATGTCGGTAAAATGTGTGTTGTTGTATGCCTGCATGCACTTCAAGTACAGCGTAGCGAGCTTTTCTAAGCTGTCTTCAATGATTAACGCCCGTTTTTTGGCTCGGCTTGACCCTAAACGTGCGAGTTGGCTGGCGTGACCGCTGCTACGTACCCCTTGCTCACCCCTGCCTTGCAACACGCTGACAATTCCTGACGCTTCTTCAAACATCAGGTCGATTTCACCTATCTCACGGAACAAATCTGGGGGTATTTGTGGGGCTAACTTCTCTACTTTTGCGCTTGGCATGTCGGTTGACAGCAGTCCACCCGCCCTGTTGAGCGCAAAGTTTTTCTCATCCATGATGCCTGTAAAGCCAATCAAGGCTGTAGGCGGGGAAACCTGCTTACTTAGCAGGTCCAAAATCTCTGCCATCCGCTTGTTGCGTAGCTGTTGCAGGAAAATCAGACGTTGCACCTCTGACATACCCCAGAAGTAGTCGTACAGAGGGTTAGGACAAACCTGCACAAACGGGCATTCCCCCTTGAGGAACACGGTTTCGCCTGGCCTATCGTAGATGATGACATCTGGGTCTGCTTTGGTAACGACTTGATAGTCATTGGTTTCGTCATTCCACACCCACAACTCGGTCATTTCCACCGTGTCTTCCGACACCACGGCCTTGTAGCGGTTCAAGCCAGCAAGGTCGAGGTTCACGTTACCGTACAAAGTGGGATTAGATTGGCTCAAAATGATGCGCTCAATCCCGTTAGCTATCTCTGTGCGCTCGTGCTGAGTGCTTGATACCCGTTTGACAATGGATTCACGGTTAGGGTGGCTGTACAAACGGTTGTACAACTCTGATTTAGTGATGTAGTACGTCTGTACAAACGCCTCTTGGCGGTCCAAGAAAGGTGTGTCTTCTCTCAACACCCCGATAGTAGACGGCTCCACCATATAGGGGTGAATGCCTTTGTTAATCACGAGCTTGACAAACGTGGTGTTGAAGCACAGCGACCATGTGACGGCTGTGGAAAACACTTGGTCAGCATTGCTGCTCAACCATTCGTCATTAAGCGCACGGGTGAGCGCAGGAATCTTGTTGTGTTCTTCCTGCGGTACGGCTGCACCCAAGTCAATACTGAACCTTGTGGTTTCTGCTGAATAGAGAAACGAGGTCAGTTGGTCGATGTGGGGAAAAATCTTGTTGTACAAAGCTGGCGAATCGTCTGGACCATTGCCAAACAAGTACCAGCTTCGCAGAGAAGCGTAATCAGGATTGCGGTCCTCCCGTGACACCAGACACTTCTGAATCAAATCCAGATAAAAATACTCACGGTCTAGTGGCTCGGTAGGAATTCTCATTTGCTTACCTGTAAATTCTCATGGTCGTTTACATAACTTGCGGGTCTAGGTCCTGTCAAGTTTCCTGTGTCTCTGGGCAAAATGCCAACAGATTCTCCGTTAACCGATTTGAATTGTCCACCCATCACGGATTTCATGCTGATATTGCCGCCCCCGCCCCAGATTGCGGCATCACCAGGTCGTGGACCCTTGTCCTCTGGCTTGTCGTTGTTGCGGGTAATGTAACCTGTCTGATGCTCTCCTTCTTTGGTGGACTTGATGTCCGTCATCCCAAAGTCTAGGGCGAGATTTTTAATAGTTTTATCAGCTTTTTTGGTTTTATCAGAACGTGTGCCCACTGGCTTGAGATGCACCACGCTGATTTCAGATTTGCAGTGCTTCATAGGGCATTGGGGTTCCCAAGCCTCAAAAATGCCGTGTGAATCGCAGTAATAGTCTCTCAGTATGCCCATAGTTACCCTCTAAGTGCTTCGTTAAGGTCAAGTTCACTGTAATCATGGCGGTTGACCATTCCCACCTTGATTTTGATGCCATCGGCAGTCAAATTCAGCCTAGTGCTTGGCATGAGCGGCGGTATTGCCTGCCTACGGTAGTCCACGTACTTCTTGTGTCCATCCCGCATGACCCGCACATTCCCCTCTCGCCACTCTGTAAACGCTTTGTTAACCCGTAACTGCATGTATTCAGATAGCGGTTCTGTCTCTGTAATGAAAATAGTCCACATTTTGTCAGGTGTCAAACCGCAGAGCTGGGCAAACAAAGCCATCGAAATGCCTCTGTCTTTGTCAGCCACAAAACGCTTCATCTGACGCATAAGCTCTTTCTTGGACAACACTTTCATTTTTTTCCAGTAAGAAGATGAAATTGCTTTCAGGAACAGAACCATTCTCGCTTTGTAGCTCAAAAGACATGGTTTGTACCGACTGCACAATAAACCCAGCTCTGACCATCAACGCTGCCCACATATCAGCGGTATGAATGCTGTAGTGGTTAGGGTTGTACTCATGCCTACGGGCGCAGCCTGGCGCAGGCACTTCTACGTACATCTTGCCACCCAGCTTCATCACCCT